TGGACAAAGCCGACGCCGCCGCAACGGTGTGAACGACAATGCCGTTCACAAAGTCCGCCGCCGCAATGGCCTGCGCTCCGGTGGCTTCCGCCGTTGCCTCATCCTGCGCGAAGAACGTGTCTCCTCGGAGGATAACGCCACCGGCGATCCCGGAACCAGACGCTCCCGGCGTCAACGTGACGTTGCCGCCGGCCCCTGATCCGGCCGCCGCGCCACCAGTGACGGCAACCGCGCCACCGACCCCGGTACCCTTGCCGGCCCCGCCGACGATGCTGGCAGCACCACCTGCCGCGTTGGTTGCCGAACCGTGCGCCGCACCGCCGGTGAGGGATGCTACACCGCCCGTGCCGCTTGTGGCTCCGCCCGTCCCGCCCGCAACGGCCACGGCGCCACCTGCCCCGGTCGCTCCGCCGACGCCGCCCGTCGCCGCAACCGCGCCACCGGCCAGATTGCCCTTGCCGATACCGCCCACGATGCTGGCCGCGCCGCCGACCGCGTTGCTGGCAGCCGAAGCAGCAGCGCCGCCCGTCAGGGCAGCCGCGCCGCCGGTCCCGCTTGTGGTTCCGCCGGCTCCGCCGGTCACGCTGGCCGCGCCGCCGACGCCTTCAGTCCCGGCCGCACCGCCGACTACCGTAGCCGCGCCGCCCGCATTGGCCGCCGTGCTGGAGGCTCCACCGGTCACGCTGATGGCGCCGCCCTGCGCCGCCGCAAGGCCGGCGATGGGCAGCGTTGCCGCCGTTCCGGTGATGCTCGTGGCCGTCGCGACGGATGCGGCGGCAATCTCAGCCGACCGCAGCGCGACACGGACATAGGAGTCGGTCGCGGCCGTAAGCGCCTGTGCGAATCCCATGAACGTGTTGCCGCTCGCCGTGGCTGTCGCTGCGCCGGCGAGTGCCGTGCCGCTCACACTAGACCCGTTCGCGTCCCAGTATACCGCCGTACCGGCCGGAATGATCTCGGCGTTCTGGTCCACGTCGAAGATCCCCGTCACTGCCAGCGAACCCAGCGCGCCAGCGGCGATGTCAGCCGTCGCGACGCCGACCAGGCTCACCTGCACAACCACGGTCCCGGCGTCAACCGCCGCTACCGGGGTGTAATCGACCTCGCGGCCGACCTGAATGAATGTTGCTTGCATTGCTCTGTCTCCTTCTCTCTCTGTTCTTGCCTCAGGTTATCCGTGCCGCCCCATCGTGGAGCGGCACGGTTTGTTGTTGCTTACGCGCCGGTTGATCGCACCGCAGCCCGCCACTCGCCAAACGACACTCCGTAGTCGTAGTAACAGCGGATCTGAATGCCCAGGGTGTTGAAGTCCGCGTCGGCGGTCTCAACGAACGGCTCTTCGCGCCCGTTCAGGAACGCGGCCACCATCAGTGGCATCGGGCGCGGGTTGCGCACCAAATACCACGGAGCCGCTGACAGATACGCCGAAAATGCTGGCGCGAATCTGTTTGCGTAGATGTTGGCATTCGACTGCTTTGTGGTCTCACCGTTTATTACAAGCGTCCCCGCGAAGATTTCGCGAGCTGGTGTAAATGCCGTTGATCCACACAGCAGCGTGGTTCCGACATTGCCGCCCATAGGGCGCCCATCGGGGTTCTTCATCACAAGAAACAGCGCCTCTGCCGCGCTCATTGTCGCGATGGTCAACGCGCCGGTGGTCTGGTTCGACTTCGGCGCCGATGCGCTAAAGTTGGCAGCCACTGCCGCCTCGAACGCCGCCCAGAAGTCCGTGTTGAACGTGTCGGCCGCCGCGTATCCAATTTTGGCCGGGATGTCCGTGAGGACGCCCAGGTCGTCATTGATGATGTCCTTCCGCGTGATTCCGAACATGAGCGCCTTGGTGTCAGCCTGTACGGTTCGGGTTTCATCGCTCAGCGAGCCGTGCTGAATCTCGCCGCCCGGCGCCAGCGCCTGCAGGAGGTTGCTCATCACCAGTCGCACGCCGGTATTGGCCTTGAAGTCGACCACCGGGCGAATCGCAGCCACGAGCCGCCATGTCTGCTCAACTTCCTGATACCCCTCCATAATAAACTTGTTCGCCGTCGCGGCCAGTACGTTGCTGATGTCCCGCGTGCTGAACGCCGCCTGAAGGAACTCGCGCGTTTCGTGCCGCGAGAAATCCAGTGCCTTGCCGGCCGCGGCGCACGCAACGCGCACCAGGTCGGTCAGGCTGTGGATCTTCAGTTCGCTCGCCTTGTTGCAGACTTCGGCCCCGAACGCCTTCTCGGGATTCCTGAGCCCGGCCCGAATCGACACGGCCGCGGCCATGATCTCCGGCGTCACTTCGCGCCCGGCGGTCCCGTTGATTCCCGGTCCCTTGGGGCGTTCGTTGCGCTTGCGCTCGGCGGCCAATTCCGCCTTGAGCACGTCGCGCTCAACCTGCTCGGGAGTGTGCCCCTTCTCAATGGCCGCGGCCATAAGCTCGGGGTGATCCTTCGCAACGACTCGCACCTGTGTGATGCGAGACTCTTCCGCAACCGCTGCGGCCCGAATCGCTTCGGCTGTCGGCTGCCCGTCCTGTGCCCCGTCGACTTCGACGATAGGCTTCCCGTTCGCGTCAAGTTTCATCGACCTGACTCCTTCTTGGTTTGGCGCAACCGCGCCGTGTTCAGCCGCAATCCGCGCCGACGTACCTGCGTCAGCGCCTAGCGGCACTATGGAAATCTCGTTGAGCTTGCTCTGCGCGACCAGCGTAAACGGTCCGACGTGCTCCTTGCCGTTCACCGTTACCGCCGCGCCGGCGGCGATCTCGGAATACTCAAGCGGATCAATGCCGACCGACGCCTGGAACTTGAACCCGTTCCCGCTCAGCGCCTGCACGTTCCTGGCGATTTCGCTTTCGGCCATCATCTCTCCGGACGCGGCAAGGGTCTTGCCGTCATTGGCCACTGCGCTGGTCTGCCCGAGGATGTTGTCGACCGAATACGTGCCGTGCGCGTACAGGATCGGAACGGCGGATTGCGCCTGCATCCCTGCCAGGTCAATCACGACCGGACCCCACCACCCGACATTCATCACGCCTCCGCCGTATGCCTCTATCTCGATGCGGGGAAGCTTCGCCGGCTTGCCTTCCTCGGCCTGGGCAGCGACGATCCGGCACGTTCCAGTTGCGACGATCTCATGCAGCTTTTGTTTTTGCTTCATCTGGATCCGGCTCCTCTGGCGGTGCTTCCGCCGGCTTGAACTTCGAGTGGTCCCACGGGTACGGTGCAGGCGGGAGGCCAGCCTTCTCGCGCGCCGTGTTCCACATCACTTCGGTCTCGACCATTTCCTGAATAGCCTGCTTGCCTTCCCGCTTCCAATCTGCGCCGCGCCCGGCCCAATAACGGGCGCGGGTCAACGTTCCGTTATTCAGGCGACTTTCGTCCGCCATCGCTTCCTTATTGGGGTCAACGTGCCCGCGTCCGGAGAAGTGCCATTCATGGTCTCGTAGCTCCGAAACCTGCGCGCGCGTCAGCGATGCAACGGCGGCATACTCGTCCAGCCATGCGACCCAGACGCGGTCGAGAACGGCGGAGCGTATCTCTGACCGCTCGACCTCGATGCCTCTGTCATAGGTCTGGTGGTCAAGGCGCCCGCTGGCGTAGTTGTAAGAGGAGGAATCGCACGCGGCGATGTTGAACGGCATCGAAAAGCAGCGCGCCATCTCGTTGATGATTTCGCGCTTGAACATGGGGTAGGTCGTCGTCGGCTGCTCAGACCGGAAGGCTTCCATCTCCCACCCCTCGGGGAGCGAAACCAGCGCGTTGCGCACGGCCTGGATGACGGTGATCGGGTCGGACAGTTCGGCAGCGATCTTCTCCGGGACCAGAGTTGTTTTCAGTACCCCGGCGATTTCTGCGGCACGCGAGGCAGCCATGATTACGGCCTTGGTGTAAAGCCTCAACTCCCCGAACAGCGCCAGCGACGGGGTCATCTCGGAAACGCCGCGGACCTGTCCTGGTCTCAGTGCGGTGTAATAGTGCAGCATAAATTCGGCGTTTATCCACTCGCCAGCCTTGGACAGCAACGCCTGCCGGTAGTCTCCGGGATGCTGCTTCAACAGCCGGTACGCGACCGGGTTCAGATCGTCGTCAAATCGTATGCCGTCGATCTCATTCGACCGGATGATGCTGGCCCAGGATTCGATCATGTCGCATTCGATCAGCCGGATGTCCAACTTGACCCGGTGCGCAACACGCGGATTCGTCACGAGCATCCCGAACGCCTCGCCGTCTACGGCCTTCGCCCGGCGCATCCCGCGGACCTTCTCCCACAACCGGACGGCCCGAGCCCACGCCTCGAACTCGCGCTCGGTATTCTGGGCAAGGTCGGAGTCGCCGAGTTGAATCTGCGCCTCAGGCCCGATGGTGTCAGCGGCGAGGGTGTCAATTATCCCGTCGGCGTAGCTGTTGTTCGCGACCTCGTAGCGCGCCCGGTTGCGGATCGTGCGCCGGATGGCCGGCGAATTGGCGTCGGCGGCTGACAGGGCGTCGACGTATTTCCAGAGGTTTTCGTTTTCCGACGTGGTGCGGGCGATGTCGTATGACGCCCGGATCGTGCGTTGGCTCACGGCCTCGGAGTCGAACACCTTGCGCGTGGGTTTGCGGGCTGTCGCCATTCAGTCAGTGCTCCGGGGGTTTCATGGGGCGGATGCCAAATCCATATTGGCTGTGCCCGGCTGTGGCCTCTTCGTCCTTCAGGTCGCGGCGGAGTTGCATGAGCGTGGCGAGGTTCGCCTTGGTGTATTGGATGCCGTCGACCATCCAGCTTTGCGCCCCGGATGCTATCTTGCCGATTGCCGTCTCCACCGCCTCAAGCGTCAACGCCATGATGTCGCCTCCATCGGAACGGCTGGCCCGCGAAACGCAAAAAGCCCCGAAGCGCCTTGCAAGGCTTCGAGGCTCATTCTCGTTATACGCTGTCCGCGCCCGGTGATTAGCCCGGCGCGGGCTATCCGTTCCTGAACGCGTCTATGTTTTCACGGGGCGGGGCGGGGTGTCAAGGGGGGCAGACGCCAGATATGGCCGAAAAAGGAAAGCCCCAGCCGGATTGCTCCGACTGGGGCTCGGTGCGGTTGATGAAGATGCCGCTACTTGTGTTTGATCCCTCGGTTGCGTTTCCTCATTGCCTCATCGGCAAGAAACTTCAGCGGGATGCGCTTCCCCTTAACGTCTCGATTGTACAGCGCGTTTATCATGACTCCGTACTGCTCCAGCGTGGCCTGCCTGGCCA